CGGTAGAGGCATTAGCGTTGGAGCTGATGAGAGCCTTTGCAATAACGCTTGCTGGTGGGTACTTAATCGCTGTTGCGCCATCAGCGCCACCGCCAGAACCAAAGGGATTGAAGATAGTGGTCGTTGTAGTTTTCTGTTTTGCTCGCTTCATTACTGCTCACTTCCTGGCATAGGTGCTGCTGCGCTCATGCGACCTTCGGCTGGGGATGGAACTGGTTGCTGTGATGGGTTAGCCATCTGTGCCTGCTGGCCACCGGCCATTTCCTGCTGAAGCCCTTGGATAATGGACGCCACCTTTTCCTGGGCGGCTGGAGTCTTATCCCAACCAAAGCCAGGGTGAGACTGGATATGGCCTTTCCATTCGTCCAGACTCATGGGAACTGGGCGTCCGGTCTTAGGGTCACGGCCACCGTTGAGAGCGGCTGACGACTTGGGATCGGTCATGAAGTTAGGCTCAAACTGCTCACCCAGCATCTGCTTGGCTACCTGGCGGTAAGGGTCGAGTAGGTAGGCGGTCTTGATACCGGCCTGAATCTGGGGAGCCAAGGATGGGTAGAGTCCTGATGCCGTGGTCTTTACGTAGTCCTCGAACGCCTTGCCCTTTTCAGGGGTCATGTCCTGAGCGAGTTCCTTCAAAGTACCGTCCGACATCGGCACGGCGTAGTCATGAGCGAGTTGCTTCATGTCAGCCTGCGTCATCAGTTTCGGCTCTTGAGCTTGAGTTTCTTCTGCTAGTGGTTTGTCGGCCATTTTTTATCCTTGTGGTGGTGGTAGTTTCTGGAACACGCCAGTGATAATTGAGGCGAACTGACTCCAGCCAGGGGTCGTGGAAGCCGTAGTACATTCATTGTACCATTGGCTTTCCAGCGCAGTCTGTTCGGACTTCTCACCAGCGGCGGCAAGGTACTGCTTCTCCCATGACTTTCGAGCATCAATGAGCAGTGGAAGATATTGCTTTTGCTCAGGGGTGAGCGTGGCAACTGCGTTTGAGTCTTTCATGAAACTCTGCAAGTCCTGATATGTGTCAACTGCGGTCTGCTTGGCTTGGCCACCGTAATGGTAGTTACCCCATGCTGAGTTGGTGTTCTCGGCGTAATACTTACCTGCGGTTTGCCATGCGTAGTAGCCCTCTGAACTAAGTCCATCGGAGTATGTGCCTGGGTAGAGCGACTGGTACTCAGGAAGCATGACGTTGTAGAACTGGTAGTTACCGTGCGTAATGCGCATGTTGTTAATAAACTCGGACGGAGTTTCCTTAGCTCGAAGGCCAAGACCCTCAAAGATTTGGGAAGCCACTGGGTCGTACTGTGAACCCTTGCCAACCTGTGAGCCGAGGAAGGCAGTGATGTAAGGGTATGCCTTCACCAATTTTTCGTGGGCGTTGACGTAGGCGACCGATCCGTAGTTCTCGTTCCAAGTAGAGAACGGACTTTCGGTGTGGGCCATTGTTCCAAACAGTTCATTCGGGAAGCGACGGAGAAGTTCAGCAACCTGGAGCGTGTAGGTCGGGAACCTGTAGTCTCCCTGTGCGTCCTTTTCCAGGGCAATCTTGTTGAGCTGAGTCTGCACTTGCGTGTCGCTGGAGATAACTGCTGAGAGCGGAGTGCCTGTGGAAACTAGCGTCTTGGCAGCGTAAAGAGCGGCTGTGTGCCAGTTGGCGTCGTCCTGGAAGTCAGCCCTGTTAATGGGGTTCTTCATGAACTGGTCGAACTTACGTCCAGCGTAGTAACTGATGAGTTCCTGGGCGGCTCCTGAACGGATGTTTTGGGCGTTGATAGCGCCCTTCTTCTCCAGCATTGCTGCGGCCTGGAGTCGTAGACCTGTCCAGAAGTCAGTGGCCTGGTTGCCGACAACGTGGATTTCGCTAGACAAGTACGAGCCGACTTCGTTCTGGTTGAAGTAACCGTAGACGCCCTTGTAAATGTTCTGAGCGGTGCTGTTCGGGAACAGGTCACTCCAGATACTTGAGTTCATCGACGCTGGGCCGAGTGCCCACTTAATAACGCTGGCAATAAATGGAACACGGTACTGCATCTGCGAGTAGACAAGTTTGGCGGGAATCGTGACGATAGGGCCGAATGGCATGCTGACAAGGTTCTCTGCGAACCCAGCAAGTCCAGGCATTTGGCCGGTGATGATGATGCTGTCCGGTGAAGCGGGTGAAGCCTCAATGCCCATGCCCTTAAGACCACCGTAGGTAGGCAGGCCCTGTGCCGCCAACAGCCCGTTGACGATACCGTTGGACAATCCCATGACCAACTGTGAGCCAGGGAATGTGAACGAACCGATACCACTCTGGTTGTACGCCAAGGCAACGTAGTCCGTCACGGCCAGGTTAATCTTCATGTACTTCTCAAAGGCGGCGAAGTTGTCACCAGCGACACGGAGAGCACGACGCATGGCCTGGTTCTTGGCGAAGTAGTACGGTGCGATAACACGCATGTTTTCTTCCCAGATGGTCTTGTCCATTGGGTTGTGGACAAACTTGCTCATGTTGATGAGAGCGTCCGACTGGGCCTTGCTCATCGCTTCGCCCATGTCAATGGTTCCATTCTCAATGAGCGGAATCCACTTCTTGTACTGTTGCCATGTTTCCCACACGAAGATGGGGTCACGGCTACCCGTGTTCACAATCCTGCCAAGAGGCCCGTGGTGTAAGTAGTCAGAGAACTTGCGGAGAGGGTTGAAGTGGCCCGACGAAAGCATTGGGATGTACTCGTGGGCTGGGAAGGCTGACGGTACTGGCTCGCCCTTCTGGTAAGAATCCCTGAGCCATGTGGCCAGTTCTTCCTGCGTCTGGTAATCCTTGTTGGCAATCTGGTGCAGAATCTCTGGGAAGATAGCTGACTCAACATCACGAGAGTTGACGTTGGTGGAGAGTCCATGAATGTGGTCAACCGCTGTGCGTGCCCAGCCCTGGTGTGGTGTCAAGTCTGGGTACTTAGCCGAAACTTTTGTATTGCGCTGGAAGTTCATGCGAAACTCCTCAGGCTGTCCACTGATGAACTGTTCCATGTGGCGGTCTGCTGCTGAGCGCAACTTAATAAGATCGACGGAGTTGGAGAACGACTGGCCACCGAGAGTTCTAATCTGCTTCTGAATAGACTTCTTGAGCTGAACCTTCATCGTCTTTTCGTTTATATCAACTTCGTTCTTGGTCAGAGTTTCGTAGGCGTCCTTCTGAGCAAGTTCGGTGTAGAACGAAGAATTGCTGTCAAATATCTTCTGGCCTTCTTCTTCAATCTTGGCAAGTTCAAAGCGAGCGACTTCGGAGAAAACAGTGTCTCGGCTGGCACGAGTAATTGATTCGTAGAGTGCCGCACCTGCGTCAGAGTCGCTGGAGTTACGGCGAATGAATCCCTCGCCCAGCATCTTGTTTGATGTCTTAAGTTTGCCGTTCTTGATTCCGACTATCTTGTTGGAAACCGCTGACTGGAAACCGTCCTCAGACATTAAATCGCCCTGAGCGTGAACGCCACCCAGCATGTGTCCATCTGTCTCGGCGTAGAGGTTGGTGACGAACTGGAAGAAGTCGTCAAACTCCTTGCCCTTCAGAGTCCTGGTCAGAGCCTTGTCGATACCGATGATTGTGTTACTAATAGCAGCACGGAAAGCCTTACGCTCCAACTCGCCAGTAGCGACCTTACCCAAGTACTGCTGGTTCTTGACAAGCGACTGCACCAACTTTGATTCGGTGAAGTCATGCCCACCTATACGAAGTGCGTTCAGCATTGCTTCAGAGATAACAACACGCTCGGCCCAGGCTGGTGTAGCCAAGGTCAACAACTTGAACCAACCGTTCAGGTAGCCCTGCATGAGGTCAACGATTGGGTCAAAGGTGCTACGGAATCCACGATCGCCCAAAGACTTAATCTGAAAATCGCCCGAACTAATCTTCTTGTACAAGTTGGCGACGGTAAGTTTGCCAATACCAATGCGCTCACCAACCTGACGGTTGTAGGCATAGTCATACTGTTCTTTGAACAGTTGCTTGTACTTCTCTCCGGCTTCGGCTGTGCTGAGCGTAGAGGAAAGATAGTTAGCCTGCTTCTCAACATTCTCGCTGCTGAGGAACGATGAACTAATAGCGGCCTTCATCTCAGCGCCCATGTCCTGCACCGCGGTCAGCTCACCGTACATGTGCTTCAGCATCTCAGGAACGTCGACGCCAGTACCAAAGGCACGTTCAACGGCGGCCTGCCCTGGGCGTGTCATGATGATTTGCTCGTACCTCTTGGAAGCCGAGGTGTACAGGTCACGAGCGTGGTCGAGTTCGCCATCCAGGTACTTGACAACTGACGCATAGCGTTCAGCGTCAGTCAGGCCCTTGAGTTCGTCGCCCTCAAGCATCTGCTTGGCCTTCTCGGTGATTTCCTGAGCCTTGGCTATGTAGCCCTTGAAACCTGAATCTTCGCCATCAAGAGTTGGTGCGAAGTCTTGGGCACGATCTTCGTACTTAAAGTTACTGAGAAACTTCTCAGTTTGAACGCGAGCAGTTTCAGCCAGTTGGCGCACTACTTCAAAGGTCTTGTCAGTGCTACGAAGGAATACGTCGCCACCTGTGCGGTTCGTGTTCATAGCGACCTTGCCAAAGAAGCGTCCTAGTTGGCGGAACTGACGCTCAGTGGGGAGCATGCGCTCACCGAGCTGGGTGTCTCCAACGGCGGCAACAGTCATCTTGCCATCTTCATCCATCACGCGGTCAGCAAGGTCATTGTTGTCAGCGACCATTGCCTGATTCATAGCCATGCTTCCACCGTCAACGCCGGACTGAGCATAGATGTGGCTGTCTATCTCCGAACTCATCTTGTCAATAAACAAACCAAAGTCGGAGTGAGCAGTTGAAGCGAGCATGCGACGGTACAGCGCAATGCGCATTGAGTTGTTGTAGATGTTGTTCCACTTCTCAGGGTTGTCTGAGTGGCGGATAAGTTGGTCACCTATCATGCGAACGAAGTCGTCCGACATAAAACTGTTGCGAAGGAACTGCATGATTCCGTTAACGCTTCGGGCCGAACCGACTATCAACTTGCGGTCGGTGATTCGACCACCCTCAATAATCATTTGCTTCGATGAGAATAAACGGCGGAGTCGCTGGCTGTAAAGGATTTGGGCCTTTTCTCCTACACCACCTGCTGCGTAACCAACATCGTGAGGAGTAATGTCTGCGCCAGTTTCCTTTTCTAGCGCCTCAATGATGTCCTTGGTGGGCAAGGTTGGCGATGCCAGGGCGTCAGCAAGGGTAGCGAACTTGTCGGCAGTTTCACCACGAAGGCCAGCCTTAACGTAGGTGTACCAACCCATAGTCGGCATGCTGGTGATACGGTCAGCCATCATCATCGACTGCGATGCTTCTTCGAGAATGTTCATGACCTGAGCGGCACTCTTCGCCTCACCCAGACGGTTGAGCATACGACTGCTTAGGTTGAGGGCAGAGAATCGTCCACTGATTTCAGAGGCGCTGTGTGAAGCCATCCAGTCAATAGCACGGCGAACACTGGAGTACTGACGATACGCACGATCGACGTCGCCAACTTCCTTAATGCCAGTTCCATTGAACCACTTGCCCAGAACACCCGTCATGCCGTAGGCACTACGAGATTCCTTAGCGATGAGAGAGAACGAGGCGATGGGGTCATCAACTACCCACTTCAAGCCCACGTCAACAAGGTCACGGACTGAAGTTCCCCACATACCGTCAATGCCCAGCGAGTTAGCGATTTCAATACCAAGGTCTTGGGTTGAACCGTCCTCGTTGAGAACCTTGCCCTGCTGAGCTAACTGCCAGGTGTAAGCGTCCTGTGGGTCCTCTTGCGCCTGCAATGCTCCAAGCAAGTACGTAATGTTTGCCGAGCGACTGCCGATTGCTTTGGCCAGCATCCCAATGCCCTTGAGTGGAAGCGCCACTGGGTATGTAATACCTTCAACCACCTTTTGCCATACTTTGTCTGAGGTGGCGAGTTTGGCCTTTTGGATTTCGTCCTGAGCGGCCTGCTCAATTGGTGTCTCACCGTTGAGTGCTTCAGAGGCGTTGTTGAAAGCTGGGGCGGATTCCTCAGAGATATCCTTGGCAATGGCCTGGTCAAACTCTTTCTGAGTTATAGCGCCACTCTCAAGTTCTTGCTGAAGTGACAAGTAGGAAGTAGGGAACTTGCCTTTGTACTCGTCGAGAGCATCTTGGTACGACATCTTGTACAATGCGTTGGAGTCACGACTAACGAGGTCTTGCTTGGCTTTCTCCAGCGCAGCCTGTTCTTCTGCTGTGAGAGGCTCAGATTTCATCTTCTCAGTCAGGTTCTTGATTACCTGGGCGTCCTGGGCGTTGGCTGTTTCTGCGGCTTGTTCGGCGGCGTCAAGAACTGTAGTGCCTTCAGCGGCCTCTGCTGCTCCACCAATGCCGCCACTAAGGACCATGCCAGAAACCAAGTTCCCCCATTGGTCAGAGATTGCTTGAGCAGTTCCCTTTTGGTTCATCTGAGACTTCAGGTTGGTCATATAGGTGTCGGCCATCCAAGGCAGGTTTTGGCCTACCTGCAATGCCTCTTTTACAGCCTGACCCAAGTACAGCGGGTCTTTGATGCTCCATTGTGGCAACCCTTGTCCTGCGGTCAGGTCACCAATGTTCCCAGTAGCAAGTCGTCCTAAGTCAACAGCGCCCTTGGTAATGCCTTGAACTGCCAAGTTAGGGATACCTGTAATCAGGTTGCTAAGAGCAGACTGCGTTGCGTTGCCAATGCCCTTGTCCTGGGTGAGGTAGCCGATTGCTTTGCCAGGAAGATATCCAACAGCATTGCCAATCATTCCAAATGCCTTGGAGAACAGATTGTCTGTCGTGTTTGCTGCCTGCCACCACTTGTCCGGCTGGCGAACTTTAGGTGCAACCATTGGTTCACCCTGGAACGTTGGGTACAGATTCGTCAGTCCAACTTGGTCAACCGACTTGTCAAGCAATCTCGACATGAAAGTTGAGTGAGCCAGTTGTTGAGGATCGGAAGAATCCTTGAACTGATTGTACAAAGACGTGACCAGCATTGGGTCGGCCTTGAGCGCGGGGTTGGACGAGAGAAGGTTGTCCATCCAGTACTGCGGATTGTTTTGCTTCTGTTCGGCTACTACGCCACCGCCAGCGGGCTGTCCACCAATATCTGCGCCGTTAACTGATGGCATTACAGACCAATGTTTCTAGCTGCTCGTGCCAAGTCCATAACTGTTGCTGAGGCTCCTGGCGCAGACGCCATCTGTGTGAGCGTTTTGGTAATTTGCGGAGCGAATGTGTGGAGTGCTTCTGGACCAGCGCCATCGCCCATTGGTAGTCCGGCTGTGATTGGCTCCTCTGGTGCGTCAGTCGGGTGGTCGAACTTCAGCTCACCTGGGTAAACCTGTTGCTGTGGCATCTGGCCGGTAATCGTCTGTGGCTGTGGAGCCTGCTGGTTTACGCCCTGAGTGATTGGGTTTGACTGTACGCCCTGGACTGGCTGTGCGGCTACTGGGATAGAACGCTGAGCGGCCTGTTGTGCTGCTGCTTGTCCGTAGTCCTGGCCTGTCTGCGTGGCAACTGGCATCGACGCATTGAGGTCTGTGCGATTACTGTATGCCTGTCCGATTGTGCCCTGGCGAGCACCACCCCTACCTGTGCGTGGCATAGATTATTGTCCTTGTGGTGCGAGTGCTGATTCTGCTGGTGACTGTCCGGCTGGACGACGAAGGTTGGCGAGCATCTGGCTCANGTTGGCTGGGCCTTGCTGAGGTGCTGGGATAGGTGCACCGATGCCCTGCATGGCTGCTGCTCCACCGATACCGTGTTGCATGTCCGGTGTGGCTTCCTGTGGGCCACCCTGCTGTGCCATCTGCTGTTGCTGGTTAGCGAGAGCGGCCTGCTTCTCCTGCTGTTCCTTGTGCACCTTGATGAGTGCCTGCTCCAAAGTGACGTGACGTTCAGCCTTGGCGGTAGCAATTTCAGCGATGATGCTGGGGTCGAGCTGGCCTTGTGAAGCCTGCTGTTCAAGACCAGCAAGCATGGCACGGCGCAGAGATTCAATCTCTACTTGGTCACGCTCACGAATCGGGTCCTCAATCGCTGGGTCCATTTCACGTGCGGTCTGAGTTGACATAATGCCAGTACCGACACGTTGACCGATTGCGATAACCATGCCATTAACATCTGATCCAGGCATTGAGTATTTGACATAAGAAAGGTCAGTCTCGAACGTCTCGTTGGGGGTGTAGTCATTGTTGATTACCTTACCGTCAGTTCCCATGAAGAACATACTCGGCTTGTTGCCATAGTATGCCTTCATAATCTTTACCGCTCGACGGTTTTCTGCTTCAAGCGAGTTAGCAAAGATTTCCTGGTATTCCTGAATCGGCATGTCAACCGTGTTGGACATGACCATTTCTCCGCGGCGAGCCGTCCTAACGTTAGTTGGAGACTCTCCCCCGAACTCGGCAGGGATACCTGCTGTGAGGCGTTGTGCTCGTTCCATGCGATCGAGAGCATCGTCAGTTGTCGATCCAGGCTGGAGATGGGTAACTTCGATTTGTCCATTGTGGATGAGTCCACGTATGCCTTCCTTACCACTTGCTTCAGAGACAATACGGGGAGTGGCGGCCCCATTCCCGACAATCCATTCGTCGGGGAATACGTTGCGGAAACGTGCAATCAAGTCTAGTGCGTCCAGCTTTGCCATACGCTGATACGTTCCGAGCATCTGGTCGAACTGGCCCTGCAAACGGTCAAGCGTAATGCGTCCAGCGATAACGACTGGGCTTACCTCGGCACGGTTAGGGATTCGTTCAAGGATGACGTGGCTGGCGATACCTTTTCCGGTTTCAACGGTGTAGGCGTCGGCCTTGGGCTTCTCAGCGCCAACGGCCACCAAGACAGTCTCCTCGGCGTCCATGTACTCCAGGACTTCAAACATGTCCGAGTCGCCCTTGTTGCCACGGTACAGTACCTGCATCTGGGCTGGGTAGTTCTGTCGGAGCCAACCGAGTGGTCGGCGGTCAACGAAGATACAGTCCGATGGCTCCATTGAGTCTGGGTCGAGCATCGGGGCTGGGAAGGTTGAGAGTGGGTTACGGACTCTCCAGTGGGGCATGTTGCGCTTGTCGTCTCCGTAGATAGAGACTGGCGAAAGAGTCACGGCAGACATACCGTAGGCGGTCAGGTGGCGAGCACGGCGACGGAGCTTGGTTCCCATCTTGTTCATATCCCACCAACCAAGGTTGGCGAGGCGACGGTCACGAGCACGGTTTTCAGATACCTGGATACCTGGGCGTACTGGCAAGTAGGCGATGTCCGGCATAACGGACGCCACACGCATAGCGAACTGGTCAATGCCCTGCGCAATCAAGTTAGGGATTGCTGGCTTCTCCATGTCGTCAAGTTCTGGGAGTGGAACGATGATGTCACCGTTATAGTGGCGACGGATTTCTTCCATCTTTCCAAAGAGTCCACCACGGTCACGGCGTCGCTCCTGGTATAGGGTGACAATCTGGGCCGCGGCCTTTTCTTGATCTGACGGGAGAGCCACTTAAAACCTCAATGTCTTGGGAACGGATGACTTGACCCATGATGGTCGCCATGCTGGGGCTTGAACTACCTTTGGTAAATAAAGGTTAGGAATGTTCCACTCTAGAAACCATTGGGCCATCACACAGTCGTCTGTGCGTGTTCCATTAGGGTACTTCGTAACCTCATCGATAAGTTTCATAGAGCGAACTTTTCCTTCACCCTTACCCATCAATCGTACACGACCGAAGCGGTAGTGGGGCTGTAACACCGTCACACCCAGGGCTTCGTCGGACTTATTGATGGCATTTGTGTTGTGTGGCACGATTTCCACACCACGGGTCTGACGCCACTGTTTCACGTAATCGTACTGCAACATGAACCGCTGGGCGGCGTTTGACTCAACAATCCAGTACTGAATCGGGAAGCCAACTGACTCCGACAAGTTCTGCCAATCTTCCATAACGCCGGTATATCTACCGTCATTGATGTTGTAATCCAAGAACTTAGAGGCTTCCATCTTGGCTCGGATGAGGTCAATGAGGAAGCGTTGCTGGGATTCTGGGTGGTAGAGCCAGCACTGAATTGCCCAGAAGTTCGTAGGCGAGGGGTCAGCTGTGGCCACCATCAAGCAATCATTGGGGTTTAGCCCAGGTGGGATTTCCCAGATGTCACGGTCACGGTCAATGCACCCAGGGGTGTCGCCGGTTCCGTAGACCCACTCGTTTCGCACGAGCACTTCACTGGGGTCCAAGTCCTCTTGCTGGTACACGACCGCAAACCGTTCACCTCGGTTCGACATGAGGTTGGAGATATCACGCCACGAGAGGCGTCGAGGGTCCAGCAGACACCCAACAGGGTAAGCTGGCGACGTGCGTTTGTGATGTTCAGGCGAGCATTTGTCAATGTAGTGGGCTTTGTACAGCAGGTGTTTGTACTTTTTATCGGAGCGCAACTTGGCTACTTCGTCCTCAGATAGCCCTGAGTCGAGCAGTTCTTCCTCGTCGTCTAGTGGTTGCTCCATGTCCAGAGCGAATCGATACAAGTCGTCAGCAGCAAGGCGCTGACCAATGAGAGCCAGCATACCAGCGGGTTCGAGTCGAGACTCCGCCACATCCTGATACCAATCTTCCATCGCTTCACGCTGGTCGGCGGATCGTGTCTTGCGAGGGTCCACAAGGTCGTCCCAAAAACAACCGTCAAAACGGCCACCGATAAATCCTGAGTCCATACCGTAAGCACTGAGGGTCGGCTCCTTTTCGCTAATAGCACCGGAATCTTCCGGTTGCATAACGATGAACGCTTCGTTCGTCCACATTTCCTTGTCGAGTGGCTTGAAACGACCAAAGTCCAGGGCCATCGTAGATTCGGCGTCAACGGCAAGTCCACGGGCTTTCAGGGCGTCATCGGCCAGTTCAGGGATAACACGCTCCAAGGAACGGCGTACACGCATGAGGTTACGCTTGGCGAGGCTCATGGTTGCACTGCCGGTCAGCAAACGAATGGAACGGTTACGGCAGATAATCCAGCAGGTGATGTCGTGAAGCAGAGTCGTCTTACCGGAACCTGGTGGCATGTTCATGACCACGTATTCCTTTTCCTCAGACTCCAGCAGGGCTACGAGAGCCTTGCCTGCTTCTTCCTGCCAAGGGGTTGAGATGCGGCCAAAGTAGCGTTCACGGAAATAACCGAAGTCCTCTAGTGCTCGTTTGGCTTCTGGGCTTAGACTTTCCCTAGACTTAGGCCCTTCGAGCTTGGCTTCCTTCTTCAGCTCACGATAGTTGCGAGCAGAAGAATCCACGTCATCGCTGACTCGTAAGTTCTGTAGGGCCTTCTCTACACGGTGTCCGGTGGATTCGGAGAACCGAGCCTTTCGTGACGCTTCAGCAATGGATAAGCCTGCTGAACGTGCCTCTACGTATTTCTTTCGTTGAACTGCACTAACGGCCATTTAATCTTCTATAGCGGTTTCGAGTAAGCCACGGATACGGTATGGTGCGGCTGAAGCCTCGGAGAGCGTAAATACTCCTACGCCACCGTCCTTGTAGTCCTTTACGGCAACTACCAGTACATAATCCTCAACAACTGGTATACCCCACGCTTCTTCGTGGGGCAGGTCCAGGCCAGCAAAAAACTGGCTAATGTTGATTTCAATCCACTCTTTGAGTGAGTTTGAGATGCTTTGATCGTTAGGCTGTGGGGGCACTTGGGGTTGCCGAAGCCTGAACGTTTGTTTCTACCTTCTTGGTAGTAACGGCGATGCTGGCGATAGCAGCCTGAAACTGACGCTTGGTAAGAAGGTGGTATGCCTCAAGAGCACCAGTCACAATGATACCAACCGAAGCGACAAGACCTTCAGCTACTGATGGAACCTTGAATCCAGGGTGGATAAGGGCAAGAACCGTAGTAGCAGTGATTGCCAATGCGGTGATGTGGGTAGCGATGTCGTTTGCTTTAATCTTCATTCTTTTCCTTTGATTGTCGATACAGAACTAAACCTATCACAGAGTATACAGCAAGGTCGTAGAACGAATCTTCTATGGACTCGTTCTGCATCGTGCTCCCCTGGGCGGCAGCTTGGAGTCGACGCATCTTGTCGTTCATGCGAACGGCGCACCCCACCCAGCCTGGAATCCCAAAGTCCTCTGAAGCCCTGACGTTGGCAAACGGATCGTGAGTCCGTCCGTAGTCGGAAGACTTACGCTTGTGTAAGTCCAGTATCTCGTTGATGATTTCTTCAAACTCGCTCATATGCGAGCCAGCCTATCAAAGATTTCGTGGCCCTGCCGAGTTTCGTAGCGCACCAAACGGCCCATGTCATCGACAAACGCCTTGCAGTGCACCTTGAACTTGTGGTCAATCATTTCCGACAAGTTGTACAGTTCGGCCTGCTTATTGTGTTCTCGGCAGAAAAGGCAGTAGTGGACACGAGTGTACCTATCGTAGAGGTAGACATCTTCTTTGGTGTCGACGTCGATGAACCTTGAACGACTCACTTCTTCTTCTTGGTTTTTCCAGCGGTGTTCAGCGCAATGGCTACAGCTTGCTTCTGCGGTTTCCCTGCGGCCATTTCAGTCTTGATGTTAGATGAAATAACCTTGCTGGATTTCCCTTTCTTGAGGGGCATCATTCTCCTTCTGTTGGTACTTCTCTGGGATCGGTCCGTAGTATCTCGACGCAGTGGCTTCCAGAGGAATCGGAAACCTGATACCACAATCGCAATACACCCACGTCTTTGTAGATACGTTTAACTTCCATACATGTGTGTGCACCTTAAAAATTATAGTTAAAAATTTTGATAGGTGCTTCGCACCCTGTGGAGTGTTTGACTGCCACCTGCATGGCGCTGGTGATTATGTCTTTTGCTGTCCAGCCTTCGAGGGCAGAGAGGATGGCGAGGGAGCCGGTGACCAGCTCGGCGGAGATACCCACGCTGGCGTATGGCTCACGGTATGCGACCACGCTGTAGTCCGACGATATTTCATAGACGCCCTGGCCGGAGACGCAGAGTACGGACCACTCTCCAGGGTCGCCCGTCATTTCCTTTTGAAGGTACGCCGCTAGAGCGTAGGGTTCGCCCAAGGTTGCTTTGGCGATGAGGTTGAGTACCTTGAAGGAGCCAGCCCCACCCACAAGCCAGGGGCCGAATCGAAATACCTTGGGGTCCGAGCTGTGCATCTTTAGCGAGCCAGTTTCCTCAAACGCACCGGAGTCACCACCGATGGCCACGCCCGTGGGAGTCTTAATGGCCGCTATTACCGTCATACCCTAAAGTATACGCTATACTGAATACGGCGGTCCCTTTCCCCGTCAGCTCAACAAAGAAGCCCCGATCCGGTCCGATGACAACTGGGTCGGGGTTTCTGTTGTAAAAAGCACAATGCCCCCAGGTCGGGGGGAACCTGAGGGCACTGGGCCATAAGTACTACGAGTGTCGGTGTGGGATTTTCCCACGAGTTAAGACTACACAATAATGCCGCCCGTGTCAAACATTTGTCTTTGTACTGCGACACATATCGAACTCTACTCTTCCATTTCTAGACCTCAAACTAGTCCATTTCTAGACCCGAACCTGTAAGGCAATCAGGCCCGAATCTGTCAGTTTTTCGGGTCTATTTTTGCCACACCTTGCACGCCTGTGCAACCTGAGAGTTTTCTCAGGAAAGGTTATGGCTAAAGCTTGCCGATGGTGTACACTTAGGTATCGCCACTGGGAGCGATCGTGCGTGAAAGTCGCCGCGGAGTGTGAGCCTCATCGTAGATACTCGCCGTAGTTAGCCGGTTAGAGCGGTATCTGGTCGAACACGCACTTATGCGGCAACAAGGTATGCGCATGGGTGAATATCTCAAGTCGAGCAGACGTACAGGGAGTGCCTCGTGTTCATGACGGGTGGATTGTCCTTCTCAAAAAGAAGTGGTTGAATGCGGGGGTCGCTTTAATCTGTCGCATCTTACAATCAGGACAGCCTGCAGCAACGTCGACTAAGAGTCCGGAAGCTCCAACGAATCCCCTCTCTCTTTGCCATGTCCTGACAGACCTTTTGAGTTTATTTTTGAAAGAAAAAAGAGAGGGTGTTGGACAGATCAAAACAGGTCGCACATCAACACCGTGAGGGTCAATTAGAAAGGGTCACGTTCTCTCCCTAATGCAGCCAAAAGCTTTGTGTTTATTGGTAAAAAAGTGGGAATGACAGTTCTCCGTTACGTGGATAAACTAACTATAAATGACCCGCGCGCGGGCANACTACCCGTCAAACAGTTGTTCGTCGAACNAGTGTTCGCTTTGGTGTGTGTGTGTGGGTTGGGGGGACGATAGGCTAAGACTAAACCTTTGATGATGTCTCTCTCATCATTACGCTAAAACGATCTTAAGAAACCTACCCAAGAAACTTGTACAATACAGTTCTCCCTGGTACACTTACTACGCATCACTAAACGCCGGATGACTACCGGCCTAACCTAATGGGAGAATTACCATGAACTACCAGTTCAATAAATTAACGTACTGGCTAGAGGACACTAGCGTAGTATGCTACCTTTGCCTAAAACCAGGGGACCTGAGCAACGCCGAGGTTATCGGCAAGCCTGGACAAGCTTACCTACCAGAAACAGAAGATGGCGAGCTACGCTGCGAATTCTGCCGTACACTTTGCACGGAAGAAACAGAGGAGCCAGGCTACTTTGCTCCATGGACTATCAACCGTGACAACGTAGTAAAGGCCCTTAAGAACTTGGCAGAAGAGCTGGCAATTGCTCAGGACAACTACGAGGACAACTTACTCTCGTACGCTATTGAAACACTGGCCTACGCGATTAAGGCGATTAACTAATGAACTACGAAGAACAGTGCAGCCTAAGCGCAGAACAGCAAGGCATTACAGCTATTTGCAAAGCATTAGCCAGTGCAGGAATTACAAGCACAATTGAACAGACTGGCGGGTTCTACATGGTCGCCTACGTAGAAGGCACTAACGGCCTACGCCTAGGTGTTACTTCAGAATCATTGGTACTTATCAAAGATGATGAAGAAGAAGAAACAGTACCATTTGTAAATTACGAAACAAGCGGACAAGAGGAACTATCTCCCGAGCAACTGTCCTACATTGTAGGCACTGTTAAGGACAATATGTACCTACTCGGGACAAAGGAGATTAACTAATGTCTATTACCTATACCCAAGGCCACGAGACAACCGCCTTAAGTGCCTTCGTAACTGATGGCCTAGACACTTGGCTAGAGACACAACGCTACCAAGGCTACTCCCTGAAAGAGTGCCGCGAACTTTACCGCGCCTACATGAAAGAGAACGGCCTAAAGCTAGCCTAACTAAACCCCTGACTATTGGCCCTAGCCTTAACTGGTTAGGGCCTTTAGTCGTTTCTATGCCCATTGCCAATACCCATGCGCCGCATATTCTCCGCGAGAACATGCCCTAGCAAATAGCCTACCCAATGCCCTTACCGCTCCCGATTACGTGCCCAATATCGCAACGTAGGCCGCCCCGATCGTGCCGATACCCAGCTAATACCCTTACAAAGCAAGAAACGCGGACCAATGGCCCGCGCTCCTTACCTGATTAAAGTTTCTTTAGTCTTGGTAGTTATCCCCTCGCAACTTCGCATACAGTGCATACAGTGCCGCCCAAGCGATAACGAACACCCAGAACGGCAGATCATCAGGGCCGCATATCTTGGGCTCGCAATAAAGGCCCCAAGCTTTCTCATGCGCTCCGAACTCCTGCGCTAGCTCGTAGGCCAGACATAACGAGAGAATCCCGGCCACGTAGTTACAAGCTCGGTTCATTAGATGGCCCTAAACACGGCAACGCCGCCACTGATTCTTGCACTCCAGTAATCGCCTAGGAAGAGATCGCGCTCAAAAGCTTCATAGTCAAAGTACCGCCCCGCGTAACCGTCAGGTACTAGGCCGCAACTATCTGCCAATTCATGCGCAAAATCAGCTTCATCATCCCAAACACCGGAGAACGCGTTCTCAAACTCTGACCAAAATTGCTCAGGTTCTTCACTCTCAAAGTAGCTAGCCGCGTTATCCCAAAAGGCGCGCGCTTCTTCTTCCATATCCTCAAAACCTCTAGGCGCGTTATCAATAACTTCAATGAACTTAGCCATTAGTTAACCCTTACTGGCATAAGTAACGCAATGGTGCGGCCTGACTGGTCCTCAACCCTCATAGGGCGCTTGTCGTCGATTAGTGCGGTAATAATTAATGTTGCTTCCTTAGGGTCTTTAGAGTTGAAGGGGGCCAGCTTCGCGAAATCAGCCAACAGAGCCGCATTAAAACCAACGCGGTTACAATCCTTCACGCCTTCAGGCTCAGGGATAAGTTGGTCCACCTTAGGGTACTTACCCTCGACTAAATCGCCGCCCATTACGTAGCCTTCACTCTCAAACAGTACGCCGCCGCGCTCCGGATCGTAGAACTTCACGACAACATCAGGCAACGAACGACTGCGAGCAGCCTTAAGGCCCTTAGCAAACGTTGTTAGCCGCTCGGCGGGAATTAGAACACTCACGTTCTCGACCTGCTCAGTATCGCCGGTGATGTCCAGCTCCGCTTCGCGTGTCATGGTGGCCAGTTTGTAGCTATCAGTGGCAATGGCTCGAACACTGTTAGCGGTGATCTCAAACTTCACTACCTGAAATAGTGGCCGGTTCTTATCCTTCGCGGCAAAGCTCGCGACGGTGGCCAGGTCTTTAAAATCCTGACCGCTTAGGTGCAATTCATAAGGCATATTTAATCTCCCATAGTTGTTAGTTAATGTCCGATAGTCAACCGAACATCACCAATTAAAGCGCATGGGACTCTACTTGTCAAATCAATTTAGGTAATTTTATAAGATTATTCTCAGCGTAGTTTCATAGCCGCTTCGCCAGCTCGACCGGCTCCCGATCGCTCAAAATCGCCCGCCCGACCTGCGGAAATGATCACGCGCCTATTGGCCGCCGATTAATACCGATGGATACCCTCATCACTCCCCCCAATGGATACCCTCGAAACTACAACTCAATGTTCGAACAAACTACAAAATCTTGTGTTATACTTGCGACAACCCTTGAAGGTGGACTAGTCATCCTGAAAGAGCTACTGTCACTCCCATAACAGTCTGCTCCCTTCAAGGGCCTATTCGTTAGCTAGTTCGTGGACAGCTACAATGAGGTCAAGAGGAACGTTGCGGATACCGTGCATGACACTTGAGTGCTCACGGCCAACGTAGTCAGCGATCACTGGGTAGCTCCAGTTGCCATACTGACGGATACAGGCCCACCAGAGATGGCGTGGCTTAGTGTGGCTGGGATAGCGACTATCGCTGGCAATCTCCGAGGGGAGAACATCAAAGAGGTCACATATCACGTTCAAGTAGGCGTCGGGATCGAAGCCTTTTGCGATATTTAGCCATTCGTTCACGAGCCGCTTGGCGTGCTGCTGTTTGGCACTGGCAGATGTCTTGGCCGTTCTGGTCGTAGTCGATGGGCGTGCCGGTGCGTCGATGCCAGTAGAAACCTTTTTCTGTGCCATGTTTAATCTCCTCGGTTCGTGAAGGCGGCTTGTATCCCAACAACACCGCTGTAATGCGTAATTCTTCGTAACTCTGGCCACCCCATACTCCGTAGGGTTCGGCATGTTCGAGTGCCCATTCGAGGCAGTCAGGCTTGATAGGGCAGAGACTACAGATGGCCTTAGCAACGGATACAAAGGTCGGGCGTTCGTCGAAGAACAGCTCCGTCTGCCCAATGCACCGTGCTAAAAACCAATCTGTTGCCATAGTACGATGGTACTATGCAATTATGCTGACCGCAATGAATTAATCCTCACTTCTCTGGTAATGGCTCGCCGTTGTTTCCTTGATTTTCCACCCCAGATACCGTGCATAATGTTGTTCTTTAATGCGTACTCCAAGCAATCTTGTTGCACGGGGCAATGATTACAGTAATTGTTAATCTGCTCATAGTCGTAATAACTCCGTGAACCTCGATCTGAAGGGAAGAACAGCTCAGTGTCTGCTTCCTTACATGCGGCCCTTTCCTGCCAACTCAGATTCATCATTTCACAATCTCCAGCTTCGACTTCTTAGTCTGTTCCTTGATCGGTGTATTGACGTCGATGGTTCCCTGAACGAGGTCAGCAATACGCTTCCCTACGCTCAGGTACACCATCTTCTGAGGGTCACCATCATCGAGTGCTTCGGCTACCGTGACGCAGGCATCAATGGCTACGGCCAAGTCTCTAAGGCTAAGTGAACCCTCAGTCATTATTCTTTACCGGACTTAGTGACTACAGCAGTGGCCCAAAGAAGTGATGGTGCAATGTCGCTCGCCACAACTTCAACCTGAGAACGCTTTGAGCCATCCTTGGTTTCGTAGGTCTGCTGCTTGAGCGAGCCGAAAACTACCACACGGTCACCCTTCTTGAGCGACGTGCCAGCGTTCTCCGCAAGCTTGCCCCATACTGTGCAGTCGAAGTACGAAGTGTACTTTTCTCCGTTTACTTCACGGTTCACGGCAATGGACATACTGACACGAGCCTTGCCTGAATCGATGAACGAAACCTCAGGGTCGTGGACTAGGTTACCCACCAAAGTCACTGAATTATCTAGGGCCATTGGCCACCTTCTTTCTTTTCTTGTGTGTTACTCGTTCGGGAACGAACGATCTCATACCAGCATCTCGCTGAAACACTGTGTACGACTCTACAACGCCATCGAGGAGATGTGCGCTAATCCATTGGAAATCACCACGCAAGCCCTGAACACGGACAGTATCGCCACGTTCAAAGTCACCGTAGGGTGCAACCCATTCATTCTGCTTCGGCATTTTCCCAGCCTTCAATCATTTCGCGAGTGTCGCAAGGCCACACCATGTCGCAGTACGAGCAGTACCGAGAGTGCGGCTCGTTGTTGTGCTTGGCCTTCTGGTACTCACGATAGTCCTTGTCGATTTTCATAGCTTCTCCTGAAGTAACTCAACGAACTGTGAAAGAGACATTACCACATAACTATCGGCCACGTTCTTGCCACGTCGCTTGATTACAGCCGCTCCATACTTCTTGTTGGCGTGCTTCGCTTCAATCAGTGCTTCGGCCAGGAACTCAGACAACATAATCTTGGCCTGGTTCTTGCACTCCAGGGCGAACTTAGGAACACCAATGATGTCACCCTTGTCGAACTGTGCGCCAGCTCCGTAACGTCGATCCGCTTCAGGGAAGCCGTTGGATACGAGGTAGTCGGCAACGTCGCGTTCGAACGCCGAGCCTTTAATCTTGTTCTTATTAACCATTGGCTCTCCAAATCACTAATGCGCTAGGGAATGGGGCTGAGTTTGTTGCGTCACCGAACTTCAGTCGGCCCTTGATGAATCGTATCTCATCTGCCTTCATGCAGTCCTCATGCCACCATTTCGTATCGGTGCGGCTTGGAACTAGCAACACGACCGTCTTGCCTTGCTCGGCTTCTTGACGAGCCTTGCTTGTCCACTTCCCGATAACTCGACCGTACGGTGGGTTGCAAAAGTTCGCCCCCCCCATTCGATGCTTAAGCCATCTACCTGTCCATCTGCGCCATAGAGAGGGCATGGGTCAAAGTCGAAGTGAAACTCTTTGTTTAGTTCTTCGTACAGCCACGCTGGGGTCGCCCAGTCAACTGATTGAGACATGAAGTGTACGCTCATTGTGCCTTCTTTAGAATGTCCTTGAAGCCCTTAGGCATACCCACGGACACCTCACGGCGTCGCTCCAGTTCTTGCTCAAACTGGATGGACTTAGCCTTAATCTCCGGTGCTCGGTTCACGGCCTTGGGCTGACGGTCACGCTGGGCCACCATAGTTCCGTAGTGCTTACGCAACTTCTCTGGCGAGAGAATCACGGCGTACCAGAAATCGTTCGACTGACACCAGGTAATCAAGTCCATCACCTCTTGCTCGGTGTGCTTGTCAATGCGTAGCAACTTCTCGATTACCGAAAGAGAATCCTTGGTCACCCTGGCATGTTTCTTGCCGTTGTGGACAATGCACTCGTTGAGGTAAGCCATGATGCGCTGTGCGGCCTGCCACTCTGGTGTGCTCCCGACCTTCTCGTTCTCAGCTCGTATCTCGTCGATTACGGCCTGTACCGCTTCTTTGCTGATAATCCCTCGCTTGACTAGGCGATTAACAACACTCTTAAAATCTACTTCTAGTTTCTGCATTTCCCATCCTTGTAATTTGAAGTACCATGATAGGTCAATTTCCATCGAGCTTTACCAGGCGAGACATAATCCATTCAACCACTGGAACAGCGACGGCGTTGCCCATCTGCTTGTAACGGTGACCGTCAGCTTGGCCTTCAGTCCAGTTGTCAGGGAAGCCTTGGAGCCGCTCACACTCGGTTGGGGTCAAACGGCGAAGGAATGGCTCATTAGTTAGTGGCATGTTGCCCCCCCCCGTTCCCATCCTTGCCTGAAGCGTATTGATTACATCTCCCTGAAATCTAATGTCATTAACTCTATTCCCATAAAAAACAATCACTGTTGCCCTCGATTCATTCTGGTTCTCAAAAGCATTAAGGGTTGGAACAATCCCCCCCCGACCCATGTTTCATAGTCTTGGTCATTCTGTGCTCGTCGCGACTTCACCCACCACATTACGCAACGCTGCTTCCAACTCTTGCGGGAGTTTCCCTCTGCTTCTTGTCGAGCGTCTTAGAATCCCCTCGCATGCCTTCGCTGAGAGCGAGTATTTCGCTGGAACGTTCTCCGTCTCCAAGACAGCCGACAATGAACACTCGACGGCGACGTTGGGCGACTCCGAAGTATTGAGCGTCAAGCACACGCCATGAGACACCGTACCCCCTTTTAGCCATTTCCCCGATGACAATTCCAAAGTCTCGTCCGGAGTTGCTAGACAAAAGGCCAGGGACGTTTTCAAGGACGAAGTACTGTGGTCTAAGTTCGTCCACGAGTCGTACAATCTCCCAATATAGTCCGGAGCGTTCTCCGGCAAGACCGGCACGTTTGCCTGCGACCGAGAGGTCTTGGCACGGGAACCCGCCTGTGAGGATTCCTCGATCTGGAACGAACCCTGCATTTCTAAGTTGCTCACCTGTAATCTCCTTTATGTCGGTGAAGTGTTGTGCCTTTGGAAATCTATTCTCTAATACGCTACGAGCTGCCTTGTCAATCTCGACGGTGGCCACAACGTCGATTCCGTTGCGCTCCATAGCAAGGTCGAAGCCACCCACGCCAGCGAATAAAGATACTGCGGTTAGCTTAGACATTGGCTGTCACTGCTCCATTCTGGTAAGAACCCACCATTGCGATACCAGAACCAGGCTGCAACGATGTCCTGTTGCAACCTGGTCGCCTGGTTCGGTGTTGGGGGGATACGGGGGATAAACTGTCGAGCGTACTGCCAGAGCCATACTTGAATCTGGTACAAGCCCTGAGCGCCAGTCTGTTGATTGGTGTCCACGAGCTTGTCACGAGACTCAGCGTAGGCGATGCAGGAAAACGTCTCCTGCACTTCTGATGGCATGTGTACTATCGGGTCGGGGTTAACTGGCTGAGATGGTGTCCACTTCACTGCCGCTTCCGTCTCCGTTGCTGACGGGAAGATGAACATTCCGACTGACAAAACGCAGAGCATCACTAATGCCCTTGGCATAGCCAATACTTTCATGGAGATACTCCTCTATCTGGTTAATCCGTTCTTCAATCTGGTCGAGAGTCGGGATCATTAGAAAGGCTCCTCAGGTAGTTCTTCGACGTTGCCGAAGCCTGCGGTGAGGGCATCAACGGTGCTGGGGTTGTTCTTCAGTACTGCGTAAGCCTTCTTCTTGCCAGCGATCACCTGCTTCTCACTCAGGTTGCCCTTAGTAAGGTACTGCTGGGCAAGGGAGTTAAGGAACTCATCGGTGGGGGCCAACTGAGCCGCCTTGATGATGTCCTGTACGTCCTTCGGTGCGTCGCTCGGTGTGCTGAGTGGTTTAGCTGGGGCCGTGGCTCGTGGCTTACTCTGCTCGTAGACTGCGCCAGACTTGGCCTGGGTAGCCTTGTTTCCATCGTCGTCCTCATCGGCCACCAGTCCGAGTGCCGCCATGTATGCGTAACGTCGAGCGTAGGTAACCGCTGAACCCTGGGCCTGTGGGTCATCCTTCACCAGGTGCAAGCGCATGGTGTGGGAGATGAACTGGCCTGAACTGTGGAGCAGGTACGTGGTCAGAGCGTCACCCTCGGTGTACTCTCCGTCGATGAACTGGCTGATGGCCAGACCGTGCTTTGACAGAATCGGGGTGGCGTGGCTGACAACATCAGGGAGTGCGGCGTACTTGCTCTTAAAGAACGGGTTAACCGATCCCTTTGGAACTGCACCGAACTCGGCCTGGGCCGCTACGAGAGCCGTTGCCAGCTCGTTGAGTGATTCGCTTTTCATTCTTCTTCACTTTCTATTTCTTTGGCTGAAACTAGGTTGACGTACCCGACACTGTGTACGCCCTGACGTAATACGGTTGTCCATGTCCAATCGCTTGGCCATGTACTTGTGTAGCCGTTCAGAGATTCGTCGTGGTCAACGTCGAACTCTAACACGACCCTGTAACGCTTGATTCCTGTTGGTTCGGGCATCAGTCCTCATTCCTTCTTGTTAGGTTGCTTTGGTTTATCCATACCTGACCCTCTCCATCTTGCTGGCAAAGTGACTTGAACGAGCAGTAGTCACATTGCCAGTTTTTCCCGCCAGGTGTTAGGTACAGAACGTCACCGTCATCGTCAAGTGCGATGCGGTCGGGCAGATAGCCAGCAGTGATGGCATAGTGGATGCCTTCAGCGCGGCGAATCTCTGCGAGTGCCTGTGGCTCCCACTCGGAACGAGGAATCCAGAACTCAGCGAGGAAGCGGTTGTAGTTCTCTACGCCCATCTTCTCAGCCTTGTTGATAGACAGCGCCTCAAAGGTGGTTGAACCCATGATGATGTACTCAATCTCAATCTCAGGGTTGGCTCCCATGATACCTAGGGCGTTCATACCGGCCTGCACGATAGCCTTCTTCGCTGGGCCTTCTGGGTACTTGAACTCACCACGCATACGGTTCCAGCCGACCTGCTTGTCGAAGCTGTACGTACCCATCGTCTTAAGTTCCCAAAGAACGTGAGTGCCGCTAACGTCGACGCCGAGGTTAGATACAGGGATGAGTGCGTCACACGATCCACTGATGTACTCCGTGCCACTGGCTACTTCAAACTGAGCGTCAGGGAACACCTCAAGGATTGCGTCCTGAAGTGCCTCGTGCACAATCGTACCGAGTCCAGTGACCCAGGCTCCAGCCTCGTCCATTGGCTCGGTGGGCTTAGCGTCGAACGCATTGTAACCCTGCTGACGAGCACACCCAAAGGATGAGCTGTACCGCAGCGGAGTGTTGAGCGCCGTTGGCTTTGGTGTCTGTGACTTCTCCCACATCTTCTTTGCAAGAAGGTGCGTCACAACGGGATTCTTTACTGGTTCCATATCCGACCTTTCCTTTCGTTGGAACAACTAATGCTAACAGTACATCAGGGGTGTATCAAATCCAGGGCAATCCGCCAAAATCCCTGAGGTTTTTCTTATTTGCTACGAGATTCGCCTGAACATAAGGGATATTGTGCTCCCGATGCCAGTCGCTCATCCAGATAGTTTTCACAGTTGAGGGGAAGAAATCACACTCAATCTGGGGAACGAACTTACGGTAACGCTCCTCGCAGTAGTACCAAAAACTGTTCTCGTTCCAGTAGGCCACGTGCGTAGGGTCTTGGAAAGCACCACGGCCATCGGTCGAGGGAGTCAGTGAGAGCAGCATGCCACCGTGGGCCAGCAACTTCCATATTTTGTTCATCACGGCCACCTTGTCGGGCACGTGCTCCAGGAAGTCCACCGAACGGATGACGCCTACAGAGCCTTCAGGCAGGTCTAGGTCGAGGAAATCGCCCACGTAGTCCACGCCTGGGCCTTCGTACATATCCACGCCTTCGTAGCCTTCTGGCTTGCGGTGAGCGGCTCCTAGGTCTAGGCACTTCAGCCCACGTCGCTTGGCCCACGCCAACGCTAGGTCTTGGATGTCTCGCTCGTACATCTCCAACGTGCCACGCTGGATGTCAGCATTTAGCTGAGACTGAGCCTGGGTCTGGCCCTTGTGGATTCGCTGAGAGTAGAGGTTGTCCTTGATGTGGTAGAACTCACCCACCTTGAATAGGCGAGCCATGAGGTCTTGATCGTCAAGGATTACGAGGTCACGGTCATAGCCACCCACCTGCTCGTAGGCACTGAAGCGGAACGCACGGACGTGGTTAGGCGCATACCAGATGTGAGCGACGTTGTGAGGGTAGGGCGGGAACGATGTGCAGACGTGGCTACCGTCCTCGTCACGGTAGGACCATCCATAGTTAAGGTCAAACTCGTCGAAGTTGGGTGAACCGTCTGCGTTAATCTGGTTGAAGTCCGAGTAGACAAAGACGATATCTTCGCTGATGTCGAACGCTTCCTTGATGGACTCCAGGGCTTCGGGCATGAGCATGTCGTCGTGGTCCAGCTCCACCAGGATGTCGCCATTCGTGCTGTATGCGGCGAACGCCTTGTAGAACCCTACGCCACGTTCAGCAGGGGTGTAGCGAATCTTTACTCGGTCGTCCTTAGGACGCTCCCATGTTGCCCCGTTGTTGAGAACGACAACCCATTCCCAGTCGGTGTAGGTCTGGGCTACGAGAGACTTGTAGCAGTCGTCCAGGTAACGTGCATCGTGGCTGGGGGTGAATACGCTAATCATTCTTTAATCCACATCTCTAGCTCGTCCAGTACCTTGATTACGTCGCAGGGTGATTGGGTGATGCAGGTGGCGCACACCGGAAACCATTCCGTGTGCGGTTGAGGCTGGTGCTTCTCTCGTAGGGCTTGGCGTTCGGCTTGGTTCATTTTTTGGTCACCGTTTCTGTGATTGAGTAGGCGTTTGGCATTACTTGCCCAACCACCTACCAAACAAGAACCCATCAACGGCACAAATAATGAAAATGATGATTATGCGGTAAATCATTCTTCCACCTTTTCAAAGTCTCCGTCCCATCCTAACTGAGATAGCCATGCTGCGAAGGCTGCACCCATCTCTTCATCCTTGATTTGGTGATGCTTCACAAAGTCGTCAAAGTCGTCAAAGGGTTCTTCGGGGGTCATAGTTTCTCCTTTGGGTACGGCAAACTTGACAACAACAAATTACGCATAGCCCATTTTTTCTCAGTTTTACTTCCTAGCAAATAAAGATAACGGTATTTGCCCTCTCTCTTGACTGGCGACCACCCTCGTTTTTTAGCTTCCGACAACGTGATGTTTTTACCGTTTTGGCGAGGATGTCGTAATCTTCCTGATTGGTCAAGATAAAAGGTTGCCTTGCCACTTCTTCCTGTGTAGATAGCGTTTGTGGCTTGATAGATAATTCCTAGATGCCCTTCGGTGGCGTCTGCAAATGAAAGTATTGCCTTGTATTGAGGTTTGTCAATTTTTAGAAGTCGAAGCGCACGAGCAATAAAGAACGACTCCGAGTTTTTGGCTATTTCGTCAAGTAGAACTAGCCGGTGAAGTTCAGTCACAGACCTTTTGTGTTCTGCGCCAAACACGCTGGCGCACACGTTTTCGGAAGATGGAGTGGCGAACGCACAAACTCCTACCAACATGTCATTGTCATACAATCCGTAGCACATTGGGCCGTTATGAATGCCGTGAGAGTAGTGATGTTTTTTTACAAACTCTTTGCCGGCAGTTGAAGAAATTTTATTGACTCGCATTTCTTTGCGCTCGGCGTTGGTCATAGTTTCTCTCCACACTTGGGGCAGTAATTGCAACGGTGTTGTTCCTCGTTTGGAATCTTGAAATTAAGAACTTTCCCATCATCCTTTTGGATGATAACGTACACATTCCACGAATAAATATGAGTGCAGTCGGGGGTCATACTGGCTCTGCCTTGGTCGGGAGCTTGCAGAATATGGCCTTGCTCCGCTTGTGATACCAAATGCGCCCTGATGGGGTCAGTCGGATTTTCTTACCGCAGTGTTGGCAACGTGTTTTCATCGTTTCCTCATATTATTTAGGGCAGTTACTGCCACCAACGTCATTGTTACTGCAAAAAGTACGCTCATCATGATTTCCACTCCACCTTGTACTTCTTCTTCATGAATTCAATGAGAGTAGCACCTTCGTAACGGCGGCACAAGTAGTCCAGCGAGATGAACATCGGGTCGTAACTACCGTCACGTACCTCATGGCAGACAATGATGCCACGCCAGTGAGCGTTGCCCTGGTATCCCTTGTAGTCCTCGTCGTGTAGGTAGCAGGCTCCGGCCACGAGTCCGTGCTGAGACTGGCCCTTGACGAAGCGGATACCGTAGTCGAGTACCTGCTGGTGACCCATAGTGAACGAGTGCCCCAGCTTGTTGAGACGTGCTGAAGCCGAGCCACCGAGGGGCTTGCCGGTCATGGTGTTGGCCCAGAAGTGGGCGTAGAAAACTCCGTCTAGTTCAACGGGCTTTAGGAACGGGTGGACTTGCCATCCTGTTTCGGCGTAGATGAGGTCGTCCGTGCCAATGACTCCTTCAAGTTGCGCGTCCGATTCGACCGCACGGTTAATGCGATCCTCATGGTTACCAAGAAGAATGTGTCGGTCAGGGAGCCACGGCGCGTGCTTCGACCTTTTCCTGTTGGCGTTGAACCTGGTGAGTGCTTCGTTAAGGACCAGCCACGCTTCATTAGCAGCCTCAATATCTAGGGTGTAACGGCGGCCTTCCATGCTTTTCTTGCCCTTGTCATACGACGAAAGGCTAGGCATATCGGCGTGGTCGCCTAGGTGAATAATCTTGACGTTCTTATCGCGGAACTCGTCTACGATATAGTTGCCAATCCAACGAAGGTGGTCAACCGGCACACCTGCTTTCGCTTGGGTGTCCGGAATAACGAGATGTACGGTCTGTGTACGCATAACGCTCCTTTGGTTGCCCCTAAGGAGTTTAGCGTAAACTGTTGATAAAGTTGTGGATACCTTAGATTACGTTGGCAATCTCGGCGGGCGTGACGGTGTACATATCCTGCCAGTCACACACCTTGGCGTACCCACAGAACCACAGAGCAGCGGCCACAAGTCCAGAGCAAATCCATGTGCCGTTACGACGCAGGCAGATGCTGTCCGGCAGGAACATATCGAGCGCACAGCTGAATATCGTGAGCCAGCCATAGGGCTTACTCACCTGAGTCTCCAGGAAGTTCAGGAAGTCAGCTCGGTTCACCTGAGGCGGGAGCGATACGACTTCGTACATTCCCCCTGGTGCGACGCTAGAAAGCATCTTGTTGTCCGTGACGCCTGCGGCCTCGGCCTGGATAATCACCCAGTCGTCTCCCTGTTTTGCCTTCAGAACCGCTACATGGTTCCATTTGGCGTTCTTTATTTCTGCCTTGACTCTACGCTGGGCGAACCTAATTGAGGCCCCAATAATGCCCTTAGAGTGGCACAGAATGATGTCACCGGCTTCCATCTTCACCTTCCAATGTTTCAATACGAGATTCAAGTTCCGCTATTTCATTATCCTGGCGCTCGTCCACAGGGTCCTCAATGTTCTGGTGGCCGTGATGGGTGGCGAAGTAGGTACTTACGTAGGCGGAGATAAGACAGCAGACAATCAACTTCCAAGTGAAGTGGGTAACGGCGCACTTAACAGCGAAGATGTTGGCAATCCAGAAGCCTACTTCGGTCAGGCCAGCAATGTGGCTCCGGCCACGGGCTTCAGCCTGCACCATGAGGACTGAGAATACGTTGGCGACAGCGAGGGAGAGTGCTGCGAGTAGGGCTATCTTCATACTTCTCCGTTCCATTCGCCATAGAACGGTTCGATTTCGTCTAGGCGCTCAATGATTTCACTGAGTTTCTGGTTTGAGTCTAGGTCAACTTCGTAGTCCATCTCGGAGTGCTGGGCATCCTTGGTGGCCATCTCCTTGATTTCGCGGATCAATTCCTCAACTCGGTCAAGCAGGGTGTGGGTTTCACGGATGATGCGGCCATCGTTCTGAGCCATAGAGAACATGCTCATGCCGACCACCGACTCAATGAACAGGGCCATGTAGGAAGCCCATACGTTCCACCAGCCGATAACCGTGATGTCGAAGGTTCCCCAGATAGCACAGCCAATGGTGACGAGAGTGATTGTTCCAATGAAAGCCCAGCGGCGTATGCCGAACTGAATCTTCCAGGAGACGTGCTCTCCTACACTGATTGGCTCCCCACTGACGGGGTGCTTGTACTTCGACATTTAATCCTCAAACTTGGCTAGGTGTTCTTCCAGGTCTTTGCGTAGACGCTTGGTGTCTTTACGGTTAGCCTTCACGTCTCTTTCAATGCGGTCAATGGCATCTCTGATGGTGCTACCGCCGTTGTTGTGCATCTCTTTGTTCAACTTCTTCCAGCCATAGACAGCAACTGGGATAACGAATACTGACAACACTTGTGCGATGTTGGCGGTAGTGTTCAGCATTATGAGAGCGTGTGGACCGTTCCGACTACAGCAGGGTTGAGTCGAAGGAATGTCTGAGGTTCACGTCCGTCTACTGGGTGGCCCTGCGATGGCAAGACCTTGGGAGCGTTGACCCATACGTAGGAAGGGTCGCCCTGTTCGCCCATGCTTACCGTGAGGATGTCACCGTGTTCAACGTCGACAACGATGGCAGTGTGCCAGCCGGTTCCTGGGCCGTATACCACAATGTCACCAGCCTGAACCTGGTCTACTGGGATGTGGGTGTTGTGGCTAAGGAGTGTGCCGGTGTAGCCCTCGTGGTCGTACTTCTGACCGTTGGGGTCGCCCAGGCCAGCGAGCCATGCGCAGAAAGTAACAAAGGCTGAGCAGTCGCAGTTGACTGGGTACTTGACCGGCCACTGACCGATGGCGCTCATGCGCTCAGGGCCTTCCGTGTAGTTGAACGGGTGCGTGGCCTTGTTCTGGGCGAACCAGTTGGCGTTGGTGATAAAGTTCTGAATAGACATTAGTTGATTCCAATCGCATAGATACTTACGCACGCCGCGGTCAGGCCGGACGCACTGGCGGTAACAGAGAGCGTGATGGTCGCTGAAGCTGTGCCAGTGGCGTTGCTAATGATTTGAACGCCAGAGAAGCCAGCAACAGTTGAAGGCTCGGTGAGGCCGAAACTGGAGTTAGTTGCGATAGAAGTTCCGTTTGAGTCAGTCAAAGTCCAGACATAGTTAGGAGTTCCTGTGTAACTTCCAGGCTGTACCTGTACGAAAACCATGTAGTTGGTGAAGCCAGAAACAGTTACCGTACCGATGTTTCCTGAGTAACCAAAGAATCCAGATGTGCTGAGTGCAATCTGGGAGCCATTAGTTGTACCAGTGAAAAGGTTAAGTGGCGGGTGTGCTACGGAAGTCGTAGAAGCAGAGGTGACACGGCCCTTGGCGTCAACAGTAACAACTGGGATAGCAGTGGACGATCCATACGTACCTGCGGCCACGCCTGAACTAGCGAGCGTTGCGGCTGTAGCGCCTGACGAGCCAGAGGGAGTGGTAACGTCGCCGGTTAGCGAGGTGATGCCGGTAGCAATCGTGCCGAGAGCGTGGGTGTGGTCTACTGCGGCGGCAATGGTACTTGCGCCCTGAGCGTTGACCGAACTGGTGTTGACCGTGGCAGGAACAGTGGCCGTGCCGGTGTTTTGAAGCAATGGCTTCAAGGACTGTACGGCGTTGTTGGCTTCCTGGGCTTCGGTAGCTGACCAGATAGGAATGAAAAGCGCACCGAGGTTGTGAGCCACAGCGGTCGTGCCATCGTACCCACGGGTAATGATGTTCAGCGATGACGAGGACTGCCAGGTGCAGAGAATCTTCTCCTCAGTGGCCGTACCGTAGTCCACGGCGATGACGATGTATGTCGAGCTGTTTAGCGTCTGTGTCTGCGAGGAAACCCACGACGACAGCGAGGTAGAACTGTTTAGCAAGCCAGTAAAGGATGCGGTAATTCCACCAGAGTTGGAGATAGTACCGGCTGCGCCAGCACCTACATAGGCACGTACAGGATAGGTCATACTTCTATTCTACTTTCAGGTCGTTGCTACGGGCGAGTACGGAACATAACCGCCGATGGTCTTAAGGGTTACTACGCAGTCTCCTTCAAAGCCGTTCTCGTAAATGTCACGGCGCTTGGTGGGGAGCCAGTCGATGCTGTCAACGATGACGTTGCAGATGAGTGGGCCTTCTTGGTACTGGGTGATGGTCTGGTTCTCACGCAACTGCTCGAAGAACGAGAAGGTGTCGTAAGGGTCGTTGTAGACTTCCAGGCCCTCAACCGAGTTGACCGAGAACGATTGGATAACCACCATGATCTGTGTCTCAGATACCGTGGTCGGCCAGCCCTTGAGCGTCCAGCGGTGGAGCGTAGGCGTGGTCAGCCCGTCACCATTGATGGTAACTGCAACCTCAAACTGCTGGGCACGGTCTACCTGGTCGGGCGTGAAGGTAACAGTCTTTTCGATTTCGCTGTAGGCGTTCACGTTGTAGGACTCAATGGCGATTGTCTGGGGTTCAAACGAGTCGTTCGGGTCCATGTACAGCGTGGCTGAGGCCGTGGCCGCTGCGGAGAGGAATACGCCATAGTCGAAGTAGACCGGAATCTTCTGGTCAGGTACGCCATAGTCGAAGTACCCAGTCCAGAGTGTGCCACTCTCCACGTAGGCGTTCACGTTCTTGGAGAACGCTCCCTGGCCTTCCACCGTGAACATAGGAACCTTGAGGATTGGGTCCCAGTCGATTGACTGAATCACACCTGTTCCAGCCACCATGAGGTCAGACTGGTAGGCAGGTGAGAGTGGGTCGCCCTTGATGTAGGTTGAGAGGTCGAGGCGTCCGAGTCCGGTGTAGTTAGGCTCGGTGATGCCACTGAGAGGGTCAACGTAGTTGTTCCAGGCAAACCATACAAAGCGGTCGTCACCCATGATTGCCGTTACTGGCAACGTCACTGGCTGAAGAATGTTAGGAATGGTCGGACCAGACTTCAGGTCACCGGCCTGTTGCTGATTGGGGTCGTAGGCCGAGAGAGTCTGGGCCATGCGGATACCCTTGCTCGTACCAATGAAGATGAAGTTCAGGTAGGCGTAGAGGCAGGTGGGGTATTCGTCCGGCGACATAGGCAACGCCTGGACTGGGTAGTTCAGGGTGTAGGGCTGGGAGAACGAAGTAACCGTGGTGTTCTGGGTCAGGTCAAGACGGTAGATGGAGCCACCGTAGCGGTGGGTAGAAACGTCCGTGTATGACTGGGTACCGTTGTACTTGTTGAGGTGGAGCTGAAACGTAGTCGCTACCGTGTCGGTTGAGGTAAAGACGTACCCAGAGACGTAGGCTTGCGATGCACCGAGCGTAGCGTCCGACCAAATCCAGTTGGCATTTGGGTGAACCATCATCAAGTCGGGTGGGCTGGCGGCGTTCGCGATAGCGACCTGTGGGGCCGTACCAGGGGTGTGCACTGAACTGAATACGTAGAGTCGGTTGCCTGCCGCAGCAAAGACCGTGTTACCAATCCAGCGAACCAGGTGGTAGCCAGTGAAGGTAGGCGTGGGCAGGGTGGTGACCGAGAAAACGCTGTAGGTGTACGCAGTCAGCGTCAGCGAAGAGCCGGAGCCGGTGGCTGGCTGAGAGAGGGTGATGCCGGTTGAACTTG